TTAAATAGTATCCGGCGCATCTACCAACCAAATCCCCTGCGCCCCGTTATCCCGGCTGTGCCAGCAGGCACCTTCCAATGGTCCGCCTGCGGTGGAGTCGAAGTAATACCAATCGCCGGAACCGTCTTCCGGGTCGCACACGCTACCATTCCAGCGATGCCAGCCGGTACAGGCATATCCGTCTTTATTAAAAAGGTACCAATGATGGTTAATAGTATGCCATGCGTTGGCTGGATAACTGCCGTCCGGCCGACGGTACCACCAGCCGTTATTGTCCTTTATCCAGCCAGTACGTTCTTCCGGAATCCAGGTTTTCATGAACACCTCCGGAGTGGAGTATACCTTTTTGATTCCACTGGTGGAACTTCCCCAGTCCGGCAGCTGGAAATGGGGATTATCCATAATGGATTTCCAGTTCCAGCCCCATCATTTCTGAAAATATCAAATGCTGTCCCCCACTGATGATAGGAGCTGTAGTTGCTGCCTGGGGCGTTGGTTACTATATTCCCCGGTTCCGTCCTGCCTTGGGCATACAGGGCATCCTGCTCCGCCACAGTACGAAATGTCTCGCCTATTTTAATACTCAACCCCTGTCTGCCGCACTCCTCTATTAACTGACCGGCCAGATGCTGCAGGCGGGGATGGCATAATGTAATGTCTCTCATAGCAGACCTCCTGATCATATATATTATGAACTATGGCCCAGGGATGCCCCTGAGCCATGAAAAGTTATGACGTCTAGTCCAAATATGACCGGACTCGTCATAGATTACTCTGCTTTCGCCTTAAGGAAATTGAACCGGACCAGCCTATATAAACTGTCCGTCCTTCTACGATAAGATATTTAGTTCCCTCCGCATATAAAACCTGCATGATAACAAAACAAATAAAACTGCATGCGGCTTGGCATTAAAGTATCGTTAATATTAATGGCGAAAAAAGTACGTTTTTACGTGGTTTTTTGGTTTGTTTGTGACTTTACTGTGTCTAATAGGGTAGTATAAGAAAGTAGGAAATGGTATGAAATTAGGCGGGCCCGGTCATTCCGGTACCCGCCTTTCATTTACTTCTCTTTCTCCTTCCCTTCCTGTATCCGCTTCCAGATGTTCTCAAACTCATCCGGCTTTGGACCCGGGATGGGTAAGGGGACGGTCATGCGTTTAACTGCTTCAAACTCCTTCAACAGTTCCTCATCTGAGTACTCTTCCGCCGGTTCTGGCGGCTCATCGTTCCGCTTTCCATCCATCTTTATGCGCCTCCTTTCAAGACCATTGTATGCCTTTTACAAAGAGAGCTGCACTGGTAAATAATGGCATACTTAGGGCTACCACGTAAACACGTACCGTCGATTTACCATGTCGTACTCCTCCGCAATCCGGAGCGCGCCCCTTGCATCCGTAATCATGCATTTGCCCTCGTCGCTGCCCTTGACTGGGCAGAGTAAAAATGCCTCGCCGGCAGGGTCCACCTGGTAGCCGGTCAGCATGTAGCCCTCGCTGTCAAACAGATACCAACCACAGGTGCCGTCCGTGGCCTCCTGGAGCCAGTACCAGCCATTGGCCGCATAGCTGCCGTCTGTAAACTGATACCACCAGCGCTGGCCGTCTGCGGCCGGCTGAAAGCCCTGGGTGTATGTCACTGGGACCGGGGTATAGTCGATGTCGCAGAGCTTGAGGACCTTCTGCCAGGGTGTGGCCGCCACTCTGGACTTGATAGTCCCGTAGTTGATACCCTTGGCCTCAATACACCAGCCATCACCTATGTACACCCCGATGTGGCCCGGCTTCCAGACCGCCCAACCGACCATAGTCTCATTCAGGTGGTCGATACCCACGCGCTCCACGGCTGTGTCATGGTAGTTGTAGCTGCCTCGGATGCGCCCGGTGTACCAGCTGATGAGGCCGCTACAGTCCGTGCAGCGCTGGCCTATGTACCTGGCCGCCTTGGCTTTGTAGGTGGATGTGTATGTGCCTGGGTTCTCCCGGGCGAGGCGGTCAAGGATGGCCTGGGTAAGAACCTCACCCTTAGCGCCGTAAACATATGGGGTTCTCAGCTTGTCCTTACAGTGATTGATTAATCCTGCTGCTGTTTTACTCATGTCGTACCTCCATTCCTTATCGCATCAATCTGTGCCTGTAAATCTGCTATCACCATCCTGGTATCCTGTACATACTCCAGCTTCATATCCGGCTGCCCATCCGCTGTCACTGTGATGGTTGTCTGGCCTGTGTAAGTGGTAAGGGCATTTAAAGCGGACTGGGTAGCGGCTGGGAGGGGTTCCCAGGTGGGGGCATCCAGGACAAACATTACATATACGTCATTATCTGCAACATATTGTTTGATGGCTGCATTAACTTCGTCCATTGTAGCAGTTGCTGTTACCCCAATTACTGTTATCGGCACTGCAATATAAATACCTCCGAGTCCATTGATTGAATAAACATTGTCCAGACCGCCACTTACCACGCTCCAATCTTTTACCATACCAGCAGGCGCTATGTTGCAATACCCGGTAGTTTTTTTGCCGTCACTATATAACCCCTTTTTACTCAATTCAGAATACTGCTTTGAATATATGACCGTATACCTGTTATCTATAATGCAATTGGGATAGGTGCTGTTCATACCCCCAGCCGATGGTCTTACCGTATCTTCTGTTAGTATATCCATGGAGATGTTCCGCTCAATCCCCCACACGCCGCCCCGGCACATTATCCTGTCCCTGTAATCCCCGATGCCACGTAACGGCTCCGTCAGGGTGATGGCTGCGGTCTTGGACTGGTAGGGTTCCCAGGGGAGAGCGGTGTCTCCAGCATTTAGCATGGGCTTGAATGTTAATGGGCCGGATATACTTAATCGCATCACTATCCTTATTGCAATGGGATTGTCATCTGTAACTGTAAATCTTGAACCATTCCCAATATCAGAACCAATGACTTTATATGAACCATTATTTACTGCATAAGCCATCAGTTGATATCCATCACCTCCTCCACCATTCGGACAACCAGAAATATAGTAATCCCCTAGTGGTAACGGCTCCTGAATACGCAAATCAATATACGATGTCCCTGTACTAGTTCCAGTAGCTATTACTGTTCCATCTGGTTGTGGGCTATAAGTAACCCCAAGATAGTTTTTAGTACTTAATGATGGTATGTCCAATAACTGCGCCCCCGTCACCGTCACCGCCGTGACATCCGTACTCACAATCTCCTGCGGATTATCCGGGCTGGGGTCTGCTCCCTGTTCACTCTTACCGGCTATCTCCAGGCCGGGTATTGGGGCCTCCCATGCATCAGACACTGTGACTTGCGTGGTTCCGGAGGCAGAATCTATAAGGGCATTGGCATACTTAAGGTCAGTTTCACGGCGGTTGTAGCCCGCAAATGCCTCCTTCTGGCTCTCCACATATGCCTTATTCTCCTCTAATGCCCGCGCCGATGCTGTAGCGGATTTGGCAGACTCAGTGGCAGAATCGGCAGCGGCAGTCTTACTGGCCTGGGCATCATTGGCGTATCCCAGGGCTGTGGATACCCTTGATTCCATCTGCTGCATGAACTGTTCGTACCAAGAATGGTCTGGCTCCAGGATGCCTCCTCCGATTTCCAGTCCATCATGGATAGTATAGGTTGCAGGAAGGGTCTTCCACACAGTCCTTACTCCTGTACTGCTGGTACTGGTCGCATATATCATCACCTGGATTGTCCCCGGTTCCTGTGTGGCCTGCCCAGGTATCTCCCACAGCAGTCTGACGTAGTTGTCCGACCAGGACACATTGCAAGGTACGCTGTCACTTCCGCCATGCGCAGTCTGATAATGAATATACAGGTTCTGTACCGTCAGGTCAATTCCATCATCGTACCGCGGCAGCTGGAAGCCTACAAACTGAACGTTCTGCTCCCCGTACACCGATATCTGGTCATTAAAATCCACAATGCGTTTGTTGGTGACAGGGACATATTCCGGCTCCACGTATAGCCGATTAGATGGATAACTGTTATCCGCCGTCCATATCTCGTCATCAACCGCATAGGCTCGTGCTGTCAGTATCTCATCTACGGTTGCCATGCCTGTCCGCTCCCCCTCTCCTGCTTAATTGTAATCAGATTGGTGGTAATCCTCTGGCCGTTCTCACGCTGCCCAACCACCCCGATTTTAAAAGTGTCACAGACCGTGATTTCATCCGGCACAATGCAGGCACCGTCTGTTATCAATGCAGCAACCTCCTCAGACTGTGGATAGGGATAAAATGCGGCCACCCTGACAGTCCCATCCCAGTCTGCCCCAAACTCGAATGCCGCCTGCAGGTAGCCGGATGTACCTGCGATTATGTTACTAAAATCACAGCCAGGAGCCCTTATCAGCTCCTGGCCGGATACATTAAATCTTAATGTCCTCATGGCATTGCCTTTCTGCGGTTGCGATATCGCAACCTATTTAGTCGCTGCCTCGTCCTGGCTATCGGGTAACTCGCTGGTATACTGCTTAAGCTTGTCCTGTATAAACTGCCACAGGCGCTTAACCGGCAGGCCGCACATCGTCATGTTTTTTAAAATGCTTACCGTCTCATATGCTATGTATAACAGTGCAAAAAATTCAGCTACGCCAATGTGTTTTACAGGTAGGTATGCTCGGACAGCCTCCGGTATAAATCCAATTAAATTTAGCCCTACAATCCTATCCAGAACAAGAAGAAATGCTATCGATACCAGCATTGATATTTTCCGTATGGCCCCATCAATTCCGAAGCAGCTATTAAACTGCTTTTCTTTGGCTGCCCGGATGCACCCAAACACGGTATCCATCACTACCGCCACAATCACTACCTTGATAATCTGACTCGCCCAGGCCATTGCGATTAACTGCTCTATCCTTTCCACTTTCATATACCTCACCTTTCCTTTATTCTTTCAATGTTTCCAGTATCTCTGCCTTCTCGTCGTCTGTCAGGTTCCTGTAACCTTCCAGGATGTCTGCCGGCTCCTCCCCCTGATTCTTCCGAATCTGCAGGGCCCGGATGATGATGTTTTGCTGTATGTTGGATAACATTACATTGCGCCCCCTATCATGTCTGCCAAGGCAAGTGTAAGCTCCGCATTTTCCCGCTGAAGCTGTTTTACCTGCTGCTCTTGAGTGGGGATATATTCAATAGGTGTTATTCCATCAGCCTTATAAAACACGCCGTCAATATACTTATCCCCTATCTCACAGGGATATTGCGTACAATCCACTGCAAAAGCATCGTCACCATAGACACACCGTGCCACCCAGTTGGTTTCTTCATGATGCCCTACCACCACATTCTGTATCGTTCTATCATATATCATTGCAAAAACTTCGTGCGCTATCATTTAAGTCTCCCCTTACTTTAATCGTATAAGAACAACGCCAGAGCCTCCGGGGCCACCAGCAATGGCAGTTCCATAAACGGCTCCGCCACCTCCGCCTCCGCCTCCGCCAGTGTTGGCAGCACCTGCGTTGCCCGTGCCATTATGTGCCCCGCCTGCACCTCCTCCGCCTGCACCTCCAGCGCCAGGATTGCTGCGTGAAACTCCACCACCTCCTCCGCCTCCAGCATATAAAGTATTTCCAGCTTCTCCAAAGGCCCTTGTGGTATATCCCTGACTTCCAGTACCAGCACCGTCTGCATATCCATTGCCGCCAGCATTTATGACTGGTCTTGGTTCCAGGTCATTATATCCTCCGCTCCCTCCCCTGGATCCGCCATATCCTCCACTGGCTCCGCTGGCCCCATCTCCGCCTTTTCCACCATTGGCCGTGCATAAGACAATGCCTCCTCTTGATACCGATGTTGTCCCACCCGTGCCACCTGGGCCGTTAATAGCTGTGTTTTGCCCGCCTCCGTTTCCGATGACGCAATTCATTATCTGGCCGGCAGCCACGCCTATGTTAAGAGCGGTGGCGGTGTACCCACCGCCACCGCCGCCTCCACCTTGCTCATAGGCAATACTCGTAAACCGGTATCCAGCACCCCCTCCGCCTCCTCCGCCTACACAAAAGATGTCGGCCTGCGTGTAGCCTTCCGGAATCACATAATTCTGGGTGCCAGTAATGGTAATGACTGCTGGTCCATTTGTCGCACAAACAGCGTATTTAACGGTAGACGGGTCATATACAGGGCTATATATTTCACCTAAACTGGTAATTGCATAAGTCAGGGCAGTGAAATAATAGGTTGTATTTAATGCTGGTAAATCCATAAACGCCTGTGACCAGGCTCCCGGGGCAACATTGTTTCCTGCTCCTGAAAAAATCGCATCCCAAGCCGAAGCATTCCAAGCTGGATATCCGCCTCTACTGGCTTTTATTATTACTCCGCTGTAAGGTTTCCCTGCCGCCGCATACGGATTCTGCCATTTCAAAAGTACTCTGCGTCCACTGTATGCGGCTACGCTAAAAGACAGTAAACTGTTAACCGTCATTCGTCCCGTTCCAGGCTCGTCATTACTGTCGGACGTAACCGCAGTCTCCCCAGCAAGCACATGATCCAGCGTGGCTGTGCACTCGTCACTTCCGGTTCCGCCTCCGCCCCCGCCTGTCATCAATATTTCTCCCATCTGTCTTTACACTCCTTTCAAGCCCACGGTCATATCAATCGTGGGCTTCTTATTGTAGCATTTAAATGTTGCCTGCCCATCTGCCGTGTCCCCATCGTCAATCATCCCAAATGCTTTATTGTACGCTTTCACCATTTCCGGTGTTGCTCCATCTGCAATCACCTTTACCAGTATGGGGTTATCCTCCGTTGTCAGCCCCTCTACTGGCACAGTCTGGGTATATGGGGCTGCGGCGCTCCATCCAGATGCCTGGAGTGTGACGGGGACAACATGGTTCAGGGCATTCACTGCCTTATTCGTGGTGTTAATGTCATTCTGTCCAAACTTATCCCCCTTCTGGGTATATGGAGTGACATCTGCTATCGTGCAGGTACCATCCTCATTGGTGGCAATCCTCCAAATCCTGGAACCCTCAAAGATGTCGTCCTTATAATCTGTTTTTAAACTCATTACTCAAATGCACCTCCATTAAGTGTGAATGCCAGGCGCCTGATTCCTTCGGCCCTTCCTAATATATTCCTGTATATCTTCAGGCAGGCGGATTCAATACGGTTCAGCTCTTGCCAGTCAATGAATGGGCCGTTGTCATGATAAAACTGCCTCTCTCCTACATTGAAGGGGAATGTCCCTACGCAGACGTGGTCTATATTGGCCTCAAAGTGGTTAATTTCATCTGCATAGAAGCCGTAATCCTGATATGTCTTATCCGCTCCCATTTCCTCAAATTCAAAGTCTGGCCACAGGGTAAGGGCCTGGGCGCGTATCTCATTGATATTGCCCTTGATGCGGTTATAATCTCCGATATTAAAATAATCACCGGACTGCCAGTCTGTTTTTGGCTGTTGCCACATAACTCATGTCCCTCCTCGCTTTAATGGTCCCGCTCAGTCCACCATTGAATTTCAAAGTATGGTCCGTCACCCGTATCAATAAATTCGGAACATACTTATTTTCCAGAAAGGCAATGTCATTGGCATCTATCCTGGGCTCCCCACGATACTGCAGGTCGTATTCCCGGTCTGATTTCATATAGTCCCCAATCCAATCCGCCAAATCCGCAGCCTGGACCGTGTCGGACACAAGCGGATTGTTCCACGTCTCCAGGCTGCCAGTAGGATTTAACTGTCTGCTTACCTTAGACTGGGTAATAATATATTCCCTACCTGTCACAGCCACCTCTGTCGCCCCTGTGATTCCTGTAAGCTCCACCATTGCGTAATAGGCACTACTTTTCACAATCTCACACCCATATTTCGGAATACTTGCAGTTCCAGTGAAATAGTCGATAAACTTATCACACCACTCTGTATCCGGTTCGTTCCCCGTTCCCCAAGCTGCTGTCAAATCCACCAAAAGAAGCGAATCTACATAAAGTCTTTTATTTCCATAGGTATAAATTCTTAAATCCCATTCACCAGCTGACCCTATCATTTCAATGGCCGATTTGGTATGCCATACTCCATCTGGAGTGATAGCCTCTGGACGTAGATTAATATTGAACAATTCTCTATCGGCAGTCATCCTGACCATATCGCATTCATCATTTCCAGAGTATGCCCCGGGAGATTCCTCCCGCATGAAATTCCCCCTCAGGTAATATTTATGTCCTGATATCATCTGCATAGTTTGCACCACAACGACCGCGTTTCCATCTTCGGATACAACGTATGCACATTTCCTGACTGCATCATACTGTGCATTGAGCCATCCAGTCACCCCGGTATCAAAAGAACTGTTCTGAACCATGTTGGTTGCTTCTACATAAACCGGAATGAATGCCTTTAAATCATAGGATGGATTAGAAAAATAAAACATGTATCGGTTGTTTAAAGAAGTTTTGTTTATGGTCTCCCTCACAAGTTCCTTTGCATCCTCTGTATTGAGATTGTATATGGTACGTACCACCTGCAGCTCCCTGACTCTGGTCAGTTGCGTGCCCTTTGGGGTCTTGGTCAGTTCCACTCCATACTCAAGGATATAATCCGTACTGTCACCGAAGGTTATGTTATCCAGGACCACGCGATTATTTGGGCATCCCCGGACAAATTCCAGCTCCAGGAAGTCAAATTCCGGGAACTCATGACTGACTACATAGGTCTGGGTGAGTCCTGAAACCACGTAATCCTCCTGCAATGCACCATTGTTGTAGGCATGGAACACAACCGTATCCGGACAGTCCTGTCCGAATTCCAGGGTCAGTCCAAAACACTTATATGCCGCCTCCATGGTTATGCTCACTGTGGGGTTATCCGTAAACAGTCCGTTTCCTTCGGCGACGGCCTCAGACACATAGCCCGTGTTAAGATATGTAATTCCATCGGTCTGCCTGGGAAGGAAATACTGTCCACCGGATGCGCCTGTGTAATCCTGACCAGACAGGGCATACGTTTTCTTTTCCGTATGGTCCAGAATGGCAGCAGTGTGGGAAAAGTAGGTCTCGTTATCAGACGCCGCTGACATGTCCGGTACAAAACTGGATTTAAGAATTATCCTGCCGGCCCGGTCCTGATACAGGATACATCTGCCAGCATTAGCAATCAGCTGCAGGGCTTCCTTATGCATTACTACCGGCATCGGGTTGACCACCAGAACATCCTTAAGATATGGATCTATCCAGTAGTTCCGGTAATCCACCTGGGCATCCGTCAGGACGTCCACTGCTATGTCATACAGGCTCATACCATTCGGATGGTACTGGCCGCGGTAATATGTACTGTCCATCCCATCAAAACAATCCGATGCTTGGAAGTCCATTTCCGTATCATCAGCTGACCATGATTTCAGTGCGAGTGATGTCCCCGGAATCCACTCAATCGTCCCATCATCCATGGCTTGACCATAAAGGACCTCAACTTGTTGGCCAATCTCCAAAAAGTTTACCGTGCTCTCCTCATTCTCCACGTCATAGGCCCTGTCCTTGTTATCCACGGTCACATCAAAATCAATAGTGGGCAGCTCCTCCGATATCGGACTGATATGCTCTTTCTTAGTTGCAGACAATATTTTCTTGCTGTCAAAATAGACGCCTATGCCCATGGTAATCTGATTGATGCGGAACCGACTCCGTCCATTGACCATGGCTGCTGGCACAAACCTTAGGAAAGTAGCTCCCTCAAAAATCTCCTCCGTCACATAATGGCCATCCGTATTATTCGTTACATTCAAGGTCCGGTTGTCTGAAATGATGATAAAATCTACGGGATATGCCTTGCCAAATTCCACGGTCAGCCCCTTAATGTCATATTGAACGGGAAACCGGATTTCAATTTCCCCCTGAAGGCCATCCGTCACGATTCCCTGATTGAGCACCACGTCTGCTGCATCTTTGGGAAGGAAATACATGCTGCCATCCACCGTGGTATAGTCCTGGTCACAGGTTGCATATAGCTCCTGTACCTTGTAGTTATCCATAGGCTTTACTAGGTCGGAATAATAAGTATACACATCCCGCTCAGGTATGTAAGCGGATGCCTGGGCCTGCTGGTTAATCAGGCCGATGGTGACACGCAGGTAAGACAGTGGGTTCCTCCACTTCCTGCGCATCATGTCCTTATATTCATTACTTGCCGCCTGCATTACTCCATCACCCCGCAGTCTATCAGGTTCACCTTACAGTCTTTATATATGGTGGGCAGCCCATCCGGACCTATCTCATCTATCTTGGCCGTCCGGTTCCCCGGATACATCCGCTCTGTTTTCCAGCAGTTGTTTTTCATGTCCGGAAACTTGACCGTCACCACAAACTCCTCAAACTCTTTCAGGATGCTGCTCCAGGTCGCCGCATCCAGATAGGACCACTGCAGGCCGTCAATCTTATCCTGGTCACGGCCCACGCGCTGCCCTACGAATTCCCCCAGGGCGTTCTTTCCCTGGTTCACGTTCGTAGCAATGGTTAGGCCTGGACCCCGGTCATAGTTTGGATATTCATGTCCATTGATATAGATTGGCACTTAGTCCACCTCCTTTATGTAGTCCGCATAGTGTATCCATTACGCTTATCCAGTTCCACTAATTTCTTCTTTATCTCCCGGATGTCGATATTGACCGTCAAGTCCATCTGCTCTATCAGGTCAATGATACGCTGTAGCAGGTCTACCATGATGGACAGATACTGCTCACTCATGCCATTACTGCTTGTTTGGGAAGCTAAAGCTACCGCCCGGTCCACCATTTCCTGCATCTTATCCTCGGGCGCTACAATCTCGCCATAGTGCCTGTTATCACCTATCATGGCCAGCTGCGGGGTGTTGGCGCGGACAAAACCGCCCTGGGCCAGACGCGGAAGATGGATGTTTGGTATATTCGGGATAAAATCAGCGCCGATGCCTGGTACCTTATCCGCCACCTCATTTACGGCGTCTATCATGGCATTAATTGCATCAATAACCCTGTTGGCCATGCTTTCTACACCATTGATAATCAGGTTGATGATACCCTTTATATCTGCCCAGATACCGTCCCAGGTTTCTTTTGTCTTTGTTCTCACCGTATCCCAGACCCCGGCAATAGCATCTTTTATGGCCGTGAACTTCTCATCCACTGCTGTCTTGATTGTATCCCACAGATTTGATACGAATTCCTTAATGGATTCCCATATTTCTGATGTCTTACTCTTGACATTCTCCCAGGCCGTGCTGATGGATGTCTTGATAGCATTGAATAATGTATTGGCCAGAGACTTAAGCCAGTTCCAAAGAGTATTCAAAAGTGTCTTGATTCCGTTCCAGATGGTACTGGTTGCTCCAGATATAGCAGTCCACGCCAGGTTAACAACATTTTGAATGAATGTTACTGCACCAGAAACGAGCTCTTTCAATGCCTCCCAAATACCGGTGAATATTTCCTTGATTCCTTCCCACGCAAGACTCCAGTCACCAGTGAACACACCAACAACGAAGTCAATTACACCGCCAAGTGCTGTGAGCAATCCTTCTATGATACCCGAAACGGATTCCCAGAAACCAAAGAATGTATCAATGGCGGCTTGTAGGCATGAAGCTATGACCGGTGCCACATTGGACATAAACCATTCAATGAATGGCTGTAGAGCTCCGGTCCATAATTTTGTGACCGCATCTGCTACTTTTCCACCAAATTCCAAGAATTTATCAATCAGCGAGCTGAGATACTGGTCTTTAAATTCCACAAACCGCGTTGACAAATTCTGTAACACCGGAAGTACATAGGTGTTATACAGGTCAAGCCATAGAGTGGCTATTTCTGTAAATCCTTGCTTAAAGGTTGTAAACATAGGGGCTAGATATGCATTGTAATAATCCCCAACCTTTTGAAAATATTCACATAGTAAATCTTTTGTAGCTGAAAAAATAGGTTCTATTGCCCCAAATGTATCTTCTAACGAAGTCTTTATAAGGTCTGCATTATCAATAAACGGTGCCGTTATAACATCCATTAAATCAACTGCAAGCGTTCCGATATACTCCGTGGCCCCCATAAATGCTTCGGCAAATATTCCGATAATATCTGCTGTAATCTGCTTCGCACTGTTGCTGCGCAGGGAGGAAAACACTGTTGCCAAGGACTTGGAAAAATTACCGCTTATCTGGGCAACCCGAGAGCCGATATTAAGCATGGATACAATATACTCTTTTATCCGCTCGCTATTCTGTAGCAGAAAAAGACTAATCCCACCCAGCAGGTTATCCGCTATAGATGCCCCTATGCTGGCGGCAGAGCCAGCAACCTTACCCAGATTAATGGCCAGGATATTGGCAAACCGATTGGCAGCCTGTTGCACCTCCGGAGATGTGAATATCTCCGTCAGGCTGTCCTTGATGCTCTGGATGGATTCCTTCATGCTGCCCAGGACGCTGGTATCACCAAAACCAACCTTGAACCCTGCCATGAACAGATTCTTAAGCTGATTGGCTTTCTCAATCAGCCCGGCATATTTACTATCCATTTCATCTACGGCCGAGGTATCAAGCTCACCCATATCGAACTCGTCCGCAGAATACCCTCCATCAGCTCCACCTCCGGAACCACTGCCTCCAGAATCGGTATCAGGGTTAATAATATTAAGCTCATCAATGCCTGTGCTGACACTTTTCATGTCTTTAGCAGCCTTCTTAGCAGCCCCGCCGGCTCCTCCTGCAGCTGCTCCTGCCTTATCCGCAGATTGGGCCATTGCATCCATACCGGCCGTGGCAGCGGATGCACCGCCCCCGCCCTTCTTCCCGGTTACCATCTCCGTGAATGCCTTGAAGGCATTGGCCAGGCTCATTAGCTTACTAATGATGCGGTTGATTACCTGGATGACCGGTGTCAGTACATTAATGAGTCCTTGTCCGATTGTGGCTTTAAGGCTGTCAAACTGCAGCTTTAGGACACGCACTTGGTTTGCCCAGCCATCCGCCGTCCGAATGAAATCACCGGAAGCCAATGCCAGCTGGTCTTGCACGAACTTATACCGCAGGGCCACCTTCTCAGCCTCAGACATCTTAGCCGTTACCTTGCCATAGCCGTTCGCCAGGGCATAACTGTCCAGGGCGCTCTGGGTCATGACGATGCCCAGGTCCTTAAGGGTCTCTGTTTCACCCGTGAACACGGATTTCAGCTTTGTATAGGCCTCGTCCTGGCTAATGTTGTAGAAGGACGCCACGTCCCCAGCCAGACCAGTCAAGGTCGTGGACATCTCATAGGCTGCCTGTTCACCAAAACCGAATGCTTTAGCCATTGCGCCGAAGGTGCCAGTAAACCTCTTAGCCATGGTCTCGGACAGGCCGAAGGAGGTTATGGCGTTCTTGGCAAAGTCGTCCACCTGTTTGGACATACGTGGGAACGTGACATCCACCACATTCTGGACTTCCGCCAGGTCGGACCCCAATTCAATACACTGTGCGCCGAAGTCTATGATTTTCTTTACTGCAAACGCCGCCGCGAGAGCAGCTCCCGCCTTTTTAGCCAGCCCCTGTATTCCGGCCATCTGCTGTTTAAATTGATTCTGGTTGACCACAAGGTCAAGGCCAATCTGGCCTACGCTGTCAGCTGCCATACATATCACCTGCCTTTTAATTCAAAAGCAGGCTCTGGCTCGCTACTCCTTTGGTGCGGCTCTAGGCTCTGTCATTTTTATATCCAACCTGTTTATGGTTTTACATCTGGGACATTTAATTTCCCCCTTAACGTATTCCGCCAGGAGAAGGGTCTGTCCACACCTTACACATCTTATTTTCTCAATCTTAACCACCTCCGCACATAGCCGCAAACATCTTCTCCAGGCCGGCCATTTCCTTCTCGAAGGTTTCCTCATCCATTTCTTTCATTTCCCGGTTACGCCAATCGTCATATATACAGCGCTGGTCCTTAGTGTAATGCTTGATGATATCCTTATCCGTTTCGGACCGGATGGCTACCACACGGCCTAATGCAGTCTCCGGGGACAGGCCGGCAATCAGCGCCTTGAATTCGTCCCAGGAGACTGTTTCAAATTCCTTCGTCCTGATTCTTAACCCGTACTGCGACAAAAAACTGGAGACTATCAGGTCCCAGTCCTCAAACATATCGTAGTACGGGTCACTGCTCTCCCCCGGCAGGTTCCTCCATGCCGGAAATGAGCTGGACCGCTTCCTGCACTACAATAATCAAGTCATTGAATCCCAGTTTCATCCTCTCTATCTCTTTCTTGGACTTTTCTGGGAACATCATGTCGTAGGCCTCCAGGATTTCCTGTGCACCAGGGTCATTAGCCGACATCAGTCCCATGACCTTAAGCATGGTCGGGGCATCCGCATTCACGTCTATGGCCTTTCCCTTGATTACCAGGGATGGATTCCCTTCAAAACTCAATTTATCTGTGATATCTACTTTCCTTGCCATTCGTTATTCCTCCTTATGCTCCTGGTGTGGGTGCCGGTGTAAATGTCGGGGCGCCATATCCCGTCACTTCAAATTCCAGGGTGTCAATGTTGGTTGTATCACCGCCGCCCGGAGTGGTCACATTCACAACCACGTCACAGGCCAGCTTTGCGCCGGATACCATGGTCCACTCAAACTTCGTCATGACGTCCTGTCCGAACTTCCAGGCCAGGCCGGCAATATAGTCATTGGCCGGGTCACCTACTGACCTCTTTCCTTTGAAGGAAAATCCCAGCTTTTTTCCTGTCATGGCTGCTTTTGCCCAGCCCTTCGCATCCATGGCATACCATTCCTCTACGGTACCGTCAATGGACGGAGCGAAATTCTCCAAATCTAACGGTACAGCCATATTCTCCTCTGTGCTTTCAAGGCCTTTTATGCCAAACTTAAACACATTGTTATGCACCGGATAAACTTTTCCTGCTGCATCTGCCATATCTCATTCCTCACTTTCTCTGATACACAAAATCCAGCCATATCACATATTCATATACACCCTTTTCATCCGTTCCCACGTCAACCGGTTCCGGTACCTGGAGGATGATACAATTAATGGATGTATCCCCTATGGACAGACTGGATACGTTTTTAATTTTCTCATACAGCTCATAGGCGGCCCGCTCTGATGCCTGTACGTCCCTGTCCCAATGAACCAGCAGGGAGATGCGCCGGACATCGTAGCTGCTGTAGTCATGGCCGCCCAGGGCCATCACAGGAGGACCGCTGCTCTGCCGGTGATATACACCAATGGAATGGTCCTTCTTGCTGTTCAGCTTCCCGATATAAACATTCCTGTCAGCCGTAATTCCCAGGCCTCCTATGTATCCCCGGATGTCATCCAAGGTCAGCATCATACACCACCTACTTTCTTGTAAAACCGCTTAAATGCATTCCTGGCAAAATCCTGGCTTACTCCACCAGGTAGCCACGGTTCATACCATTCGCCACCGGCAAACGGGTTCTCATCCGTCTGGAAGTTGTATTCCGGATGAAAATACAGACGCCGCGCATAAGGCGTGTTTACCACCAGCGTCGCTTTCCCTTGACCACATTCTTTGTAATCCGCAAAAAAGCTGTCCTCCTCCAGGTGGCCTGTGTCAAAAGGCATCACCTGGGCCTGGACAACCTCCGTGTGTAGTGCCTCCGCTGTCATCTCCAAGGCAGTCACTGCCGCCTGTGTCAGCTGTTTAATCCGCGGGAAATTCATCTTCACAGTTGATTTAACCTGCATCAGACCACCTCCAACTGGCAATAGTTAACCGTCCCGTCCGGGTTTCTGGCCTTCATCCCCTGCTCTATCCTCCGTTCTTCCCCGAATATGGTAACGGTACCCCCACTTAAGGTTGGGAAGTCTGGGGCAATGTCCCCGGGGAACAAGGCCGTACCTGTTATCTGCACCAGCTTCTTTTCTGTGGTCAGAATGGTCTTGGCCCGGTCCTGGAAGTTGCATTTCAATTCCAGGTCCAGCGCCTTCTCCGGCTTACCGTGGTTATCCGTGTCCTCCGACTCCAGATGGACATGTATATCTGTCTTACATAGCCGTTTTGGAACTAAGCATGGATATTTCATGGTTCACCTCGCTAATCGGCAGCACAAGCCCGTCTGGGACAGCAGGGCGTACACATCCCGCTTCATAGCCACGCCCTTGTCTGTAAATACGTTCCAGCTGCTGCCAAACTGTGCCGACACCCCGTTGATGCTGTAGCCCTGCAGGATGGTGTTAATCTCGTCTGCGTTCTCCCATTCAAAGTCCGCCTGCTGGCAGACCACTTCTTGGATAACATCCTGCTGGAAGGCTGTCAGATTAGAAAATCCCCGGCCCACAATACGGTTGTAGGTCAGGGAATCAACGTGGCGGCTGGCCTGCTTAAGGGCCTTGTCCAGCTCGTTCATGGGGATAACAGCCCCCTTGTATGCGTCACAGTAGTACTCATAGGTGACATAGGGTTCATAGGGCATGTCATTCACCCGCCTTTTTACTCTCTGCTTTCTTTGCCGGTTCCTGCTTTGGGGCCCGGAGGGCTGCAATCTCTGCTTTCAATGCTTCGTTTTCAGTGTATCTTTCAGCCGCTATGTTCTGCAGATGCTCAATCTCTTTAACCGCCTTCATGTATTCATCATAAGGCACTGTCTTTCCGCGTCCATACGCAGTCACCCGGCCGTCATCACCCACAATATCAAAACCAGCATCCTGATAGGACTTCTGCTGGCTTTCATCAATGGTGTACTCTTTATTTCCCTTAACTGCTCTCATACTACCTCCTTACGCTCCGGCTGGCTCTACGTTCATGGCACATCCCTCCACCTTCTTTTCCAGAAGGAACAGGTCGCCATAGCAACGGTTCTGATACAAATATCCGTCCGCCGTTCTTGAATCCGTCCCTGGGGTGAACAGCTTGATATAGCTGTACTTATCCCGGCATACCACGCAGGAAGTATGAATCAGAATCCAGTTAATCTGCTTGGCGTCAGCGGAAGCTACACAGCCGGTTGTAAAGTCATACTTCGTCTTCATCCTGGCTGCCGGAACCATCTTTATGGTCACATCATCCAAGCTATGTACCTTACGGTTGATTGTGGACGGGGATGCGACGGTCATAACCCTCTGGAGTCCTTCTGCCTCCTTCACAATCTTATTCATGGTTGGGGTGACATACAGCATCCTCCCCTCCTCCGGAACACCGGCCTCGTCCATCCTCGCCATTTCCTCGTCAAATGCTTCCAAGAAATTGGCTGCCGTAATCACATCGGTACTAATACGGCCTGAATAGGTGGTCAGCTCTGCATGAAGTTTAGAATAGCGGTAGGAATCTTTTTCCGGGATAGCTTGTTCGGTCTCAAACGTGTTCTGTATGTTTGCCACGGATAAGGTCAGGTTTGTTTCGTCAATGTCCATGGGGTCAATCCAGAACTCCACATCCCTGTCGTGTTCCAGCTTCTTTGCCTCCCAGTCATTACTCAGGGTGCCTACATTGAATCCCGGTGTCCTGGTATGGTCCTTATACCCAGTCACTGCCATCCTTGGAAGTTTGATAGTCTGGGCATTGATGAACTTCACCTGCTGGTTACTCTGTGTTAAAGCATCAGAGCATAATTCCTTTGCGTACTTCTGCTGGAGCAGCTGTGTAAAGGTTGTTGCATAATCATATACTGCCATTTCTTAATCCTCTCTTTCATTAAAGTCCGAACGCCTTTTTAAGGGCGTCGTCTGTCGCCTGCGTCTGCTGTTGCCCACTGGCTGCTCCCACCTGGATGAACCCGGTGGAGCCTGATGCCTGGGGTTTCAGCGCCGGCACGTCCTCAAGTACCTTGTTCAGGGCTGCCTTAAGCGCCTCATCATTGATTTTCCCATCCTGCCCCATGACCTGGCTTAAGTCGGCCATCTTAAGGACGTAAGGAATTGTTTTGGCATCAATCCCCAGTGATACCGCCGTCATGGTAGCTGCACTGTCAATCATGGCCTTCTGGGCCACTGCCTGGGCCTGGGTGAGCTGCTGCTGGATTGCGCCCACATCCGGCTGCTGGGCCGCCTTCTGCTGCTTAAATGTGGCAATTGCCTGTTCCATTTCTTCCTGGCTGAGCCCCTGCTGCTTGAAGTAGGCTTTCAAGGCCGTGTCCTCCTTAGCGGCCAGAGTCCCGTCCAACATTTGCTGGATTTTAGCATAATCAATTGCAGGGGATGCCTGCTGTCCTGTTTGGGTCTGTGTCTGCTGGTTCTGACCTCCTGCCGGCGGCTCGGCTCCTCCCGCTCCACCTGCGGGCTCAGCAAATAACTGTAAGTTCATACGTTTCATCATCCATACCTCCATTTTAAGGGTGTCACCCTGTAATTTTTATTGCATCCATTGTCATCAGTGTCGCTGGCCACGCAGCAGTTTTAAGCCATGCTCGTGTTTGGGCGTAAAAATAACACCCGGGATAGTCCCGCGTGCTTATCGCAAATTATAACCTGTCCGTTTCATGTTTTTTGTTACAGCATTAATGATTTCATCTTCATCCAGATGTGCCGTAACATCCATGGAAACTTTCGTCACAGCCGGCTCGTAAGTTGCAAGGAAGATATCCGGCTTACACGGATATATCTCTCCTGCTATACCACGGATAATATAATCCCCCACACTGGCCTCATGTACACCTTCCAGAGTCTGAATCATGAATTTCACATCCGGCGTCCCTGCATTTTCAAACCACGCCACCTTGCTTTTGATAGCCTCGATAATCCATTCAGGGTCATCCTCCTGCTCTGGTCCTCCTGTCCATTGAAAAGCCTCAATTACCACTGGTTTCTTTCTGTATTTCATTCTTATCCTCTCTTTCCGTTGCGATATCGCAACAAATAAAATACCACCGGCCATTACTGACTGGTGGTATCATGTTTCTTTTTATATTCTTCCAGCTCTTCTTTTGTCGGCATCGGAATCACAATATCATCATGATCCTGAGCAAAAAACGTCCCTTTTGGATACTCGCCGATTGGACGATCAACGTCCCGAAAACTTACTATATGCTTTTCTTTCATTTTTCCTCCATAAAATATGTAAAACCATACTTTGATGTCAGTTTATCTAGGATGCGTCTCTGATATTCAATTGAGTAGTCATTATCTGTTGTAATCCGACCAGACAATACCTCTTCATACATTTCATTCTGTAACGATGACTGGATCTCAGAATATTCTTTTTCCAACTTTTCAAAGGAATTGATTCCTTCCGGCCATTCCGCAGGCTGTCTTATGACATACACCCCATCACGACCAACAGCACGCAACTCTGTGATACCAGTTCTGCCCATCATATCAATATCATCCACTGAAAAGGTAGCTCCACTTGGATGATTGTGGGTTAACACACCACCTGGCATTAGCGCTGTCTCTTCATCGGTATACACAATCCTGTCTTTTTCTCCGCGTTTCTTTAAGATACGGTTTCCTTGGGAATCGTACAATATCCCATATTCATTTTTATGTCCAGCAATGGAAGCCTCGTCAAGCCTACGTCTTTCAATTGCATCATCCGACCACCCATCTGTTTTAATTATACCAGAGTCCTGATACTTGGCAAGCCTTCGTTTCCAGTCTTTTTCTTTTGCCATATACATGGTCTTGTTTTCAGGAGATAATGAATGTTCTGCCAGCCTCCCATACTTTTCCGCCTGCCTTGATATATACTGCTGCTCTGCTTCCTTCTTATTTTCCAGTCCAATATTTTTCAGTTCCTTCTCAGTCCAGGTATCGTCCGCCGTGGAGATGCCAGGGAAATAGGTTGTATGACTGTCCTTGCATCTGGGGTGATACAGTCCAGATGCTATGGCCTTACTCATGAGGGGATACGGCCCATCGGATTTCTTTCCGCCGGACCAGACGTCATCAATCAGGACTTTACCGACAAAGGGCAGACACTTAGGACATGGGTTGCCGCTCTTAGCCATGATGACTGTGGTAATCCCCCATTCCCGCCTTTTCTCCCCCTCGCCCTGTAGGTAAGCCCGCTTGGATGCAGTCCGGATGGCCATGTCGGCATAATCCGCCAGGGTATGACGGGCACCATTGACATACTCCACACAGTTAAGTCCCCGGGAAAGCATGTCCTTGGTAGCCATATCAACGGCTTTCTCGTAGGTACCGGCGCCGGAATTGGCGTATACCTGGGCATTAAAGATGGCCTTCCGATACTGGTCGTTGGCCATGCGAAGGACGGCTGTTTCTGCTTGCTGCATATCATTGGTGGTTGCCTTAATCAAGGCCTCCAATTTTCGGTCATTGAGCCGGAAAAACTCTGCCGTGACGCCTTGACTGATTTTCTTAGCAGGAAAACCTTTCCGGATGGCATCGAGTATCTTGACTTCCTGCTGCATATTACCGCGCTGCCTGGATATCCGTATCAGTTCCCCCATTTCTTTGTTGAGGTCCTGGAATCGGCCCTTAAAGCGCTTCTGGTTGTCCCTCTTGTACTTCTCCAGGGCTTTCAACTGCTCAGCCTGCCACATGGACCACTCAATGCCTTCTTTGGTCTCTTCGGCTCGGTGCCGGTCCATGTTGCGAATCATGGATTTGATAAGCTCATCCTCTATGGCCTGGAAGGCGGCACCGATATCATACTCATTATGTTGCACTCATCAGCGCCCCTTCCGCACCCAGGGCGCCACTTTCCATTAGTTGACCACCTTTGTTGGAATACACTCTGTATCCCTGGGCCTTAAATTGCCGTGTCAGACTCTTAAGCTGTGTGACGCTGCTACACTTATCACAGCGCAGCTCTGCATATCCCTGTTTCTCAATGGCGTATATCCCGAACGGCACCTGCTCACTTGCCACCTGCAGCAGCCCCTGATACTCCTTCTGGTTCATCTGGTACAGGTGGTTCATTACCTTGACCTTCATCCGGTCCCCCTCCCTTCATCTTCAGTTGGAAGCCACCAGCAGACGTACTGATTCCGAGTTCCTCCACTTCCGCAATGCCCTGCTCTGCCTTCAGCCGCGCTATCTCCTCTTGTTTCCATGCATCGTCCTTGCTATCCCCATACAGTTCTTCCACCTGGGCCTCAATGCTCATCATGGGGACGCCGGGCCGGGCCTTGGCCAAAGTCTCCACCTGACTCTCAAAGGATGGGTTTGCATACTCACCAAATGGGATGTCCACCTTGACCTCCTCCGCAGCCTTTCCATGCAGGAAGTTATATGCGTTGATGGTTGCCCCCACCAGCTCAGGCAGGGTTTCCTGCAGCGCCTCCACGATGGCGTTCCGGGTATACAGGGTAGCTTTTTCTTTCTCGCGCTGAGCCTCAGCATTATCCAGCTTCTTGACATCAATTCCCAAAGTGCTGGGACTTATGACCCCCTGCAGACAAAGGTCCAGAGCTGTACAGTAAGATGCAAGATAACTGTCATGGGGTATTGCCGGCTGCACCACGTTGACCTTGTTATCCGCACTTTCTGACATGTCGTTATCAGAGGCAAAATACTGATTATCAAAAGAATTGGGGCGAATAATCTGCCCGGTCGCTGGGTCATGCGGTATCAGGCACTCAGGTATATATGTCTTGGCTCGTCCAGCGCGTAGGGCATCCATCCACTGGGACCAGGCTTCGTCAAAGGCGTCAAAGCTGTCCAGTTTACCATCAAAGATGCTGCCGCCGCGTCCTTCATACTTAGTGGACTCATACACCTGTAAAGGCACAGCCAGGATGACTGTCTCATCAAACTTTGTGTCCTTGATGCCCTTGGTAGCATCGATGGCATTAAGGGGCACCGAAGTGTCACCCTTGTACAACTCGTTGTATATGTAACCATATCCATAATGCTCATATAGGACATACTGCTGATGGCCAGCCTTATACGGCGTCTTGAACACGACCTCCTTCACCCGGTCCCGGTTCCGGACAATCTCAACGCGTTCCCCTGGATACCATTCCAGGATGGGGAACTCGCTGACAGTCGTATCAATCGTGACCTTAAAGGCTCCATCCCCGATGTACAGGACCTCCTTCAAAGCCTTCTCCATTTTACGAGTGAACTTATTATCTTTTGCAATGCCCTCCCACAGCTGCCGCTGCCGGTCATTATCCGCAAAGTCAAAGTCATTCATATCATCCAAGACAATGCCTGAGAGGATGCGGATAATCAGCCCAGGCAGACCGGTATGTATCTTGCGCATCTCCATACCCGGGGTGCATTTGCTGGCCCAGAACTTATATTTATCCGCATACTCCGGGGCCTGCTGGTACATCTGCTCCAGCTCGTTACCATCGCCACGGTACCATATGCGGTTCCGGATTGCGTTGGCCTCGAAGTCCAGGACCTCGTTAATCTGGATGCAGTTCCCGCTGGCCGGCACCACATTCAGCCAGGTACAAATGCCCCGCTTGATTGTCTCATTCATGTTGTTCAGCCACCTCATTTCTTCTCAGCCTCCTCAAATCCAATCAGGTTCCGGTATGGTATCCACGCATACTGATTGGCATTAATGGTATGGTCGTTCCTGTCCTCTGGCTTATCCTTCTCGTCATCCCAGGAGTACCGGTCTAACTCGGACAGGTGCTCCGCACAGGTATCCACCACCAGGTAACAGCCCTGTTGTATCCAGCCCAACTGCAGGTTGATACGGTCCAGAATCTCCGGTCGCTTGTAGGAATCGTAAAAATTATACAGGCAGCCCTTAAGCCGCTTGTACTTGCGCAGTTCTGTAATGGTGGCCTGGTCTGCATTGTCTATGTACACATCCTTGACAAATCCCCAATCCTTCCGGCACTGCTCCAGGAAGGCCACAAACTTGACTGCTGTGTCACTGGGAGCCAGAGGGATGTCAAGCTTGGAATTGTTATAGACTTTTTCGGCCAGGGTGATAAGCTTCCTGTCCTCCGTGATTCCCTGGAATATCATGGCTATGGTATCCGGGGACTTGGAAGAGTAGGATGTGTCCAAAGCCGCCGTGAACTTTTTGAATTTCAGTGCCTTGGCCTGCTGGACTGTGATGACATGCTTAGACCGCTCAAAGTTGGAGAATATCAGTCCGGTTGCCTTACCACGCAGGCCCTGAATCTTATTCTTCCAGATTTTTGTTCCCTTCGGGGTATTGGTCATTATCTGTTCCAGTTTTTCCTTGCTCAGGCCCAGGTTATGGACAAACGAAAAGAACCAATGCACCCAGCCGGGTTTTGGCTCCTCCTGCAATTCGTCTTTAATTTCTTTCGGTGTTTCGTCCCCCCATTCTGGCAGTGGCCTGGAGCAGTTGATGTACTCCTTGTACACATCCAGGCCTGGGTCGTCCGGATTGAGCGTAGCCATCAGGTAATCGCTCCGCATAGCGGCCTCACGCACAAACTCAATGTCAGCCGTGTTAATCTCATCAATGTACAGGCATCCGTACTGGCCGCCCAGGGCATCCTTCCACTTGCGTTTGTTACCGTAGCCGACAACAAAGATGATCTTATCACCGCCGGATGTGTGGAAGAGGATGTGGGGCATGTTATAACCACCTCCGCCGTTACCTTTGTACTCCACCAGTACGCCGAAGTCATCCAGGATACCCAGGTCCTTCTGGATGATGTTCTTCTCGGCGGCGCCTGTATCATCCGCAGCCAGGATATGCAGCTTCTTTGGGCTTTCGGCTACCTTAAGCATGAACTTGAACAGTCCTACCGTGGTCTTTCCGGCTGCCGTGGTACCCTCCAGGAACTCCACCGGCGCATCACAACGCAGGAACGCCTTGTACTTATCCGACAGCAGCAATCTCTCCGCACTCATTACCCACCACCACGCATCTGCTCAAGAAGGTCATCCAGTTTGGTCTTTTCGGCATCCAGGCCACCTGACAGCTCCATCTTATCCTTAAATATCCCCAGATGGCGCCCCAGGAGCTCCAGGGCCTTAAGCTTGTCAGCCATCTTGATTTCCCGTTCCAGCCCGTCCTCGCCAAAGGTCTTGACCTTCACGAACTGAATGGCAGCCGTGTCCTCCGGAAGTGCATCCTCTCTGACCATAGCCGTTTTAGGGTCAATCACCTCTGTTGCATTCACGAAAGCAATCTTCGCCAGTTCCTGGACCACACGGTCCGCATTGACACCGGTACGTTTCGAACGTTCCGCCATAGCTGTCTTTATCGCATCTGAAACTCTAGTTTTCCCTAGTAACTCAGACCCTATCTTATCCGCATTGTTTGGACTGTATCCTGCGCGGATGGCGGCCTGAGTGGCATTCAGGTCAATTAAATATTCATCAATAAACAATTTCTGTTTTTGAGTCAACGCCAATCAAGCTCACCACCTTTTTGTAATATAAAAAATCCCCTTCGCACAAAGTCCCGGCCGCCCTGAGTTTCAGGCGCCGGGAAATGGGCAATAGAAAAGGCCCCCGTTTCCGGAAGGCCCAATTTGTTTCTTACAATATATCACACCTTTATAGTCACATTCCATCACATTGTGAAATTTTTCAATGCCTTGGCGTGTATGCGGTGGATGTGCTGCCAGCTGTGCTTCATTTCGGTGCAAATCTTTTCCCACTTCATCCCCCGAATATACCGGTATGTAAGCAAATCCTTTTCTCTCTCATCCTCCATAGCCTCAATCCGCTTCTGTACCTCCTGGAATGCGCATATCCGGCTGTACCGGGCCGCAACCAGTTCCTGCTCTATCTCATCCACCTTCACTGCATAATCAGACAGGTCCTTCTTATCCGTCCCGTGCGGCATCCCGTCATTCGTGACCGAAGGAGACATTTTATTCCGCCTCAGTTCTTCCAACTGCTCTTCCAAACGCCGGACCCGCCGCTTCTCCTTCTGATAGGACATCAGGAACTCCTTCTTCTTTTCATTTTCTGTCAATTCCAATTCGATTACCTCCCTAACAAATAATCACATGTAACGTTGAATATTATTGCAATGCTCACTATATGACTTGCCATAGGTTCGCACTTGCCTTCACGCCAATTTTTTATCGTAGTCTGGTGAATATCCAACTCCTTAGCCAACCGATATGCTGACATTTGATTTTTCTTCATCAACTCAGAGAGTCTTTGTCCAAATTCATTCATCGTCTTTGCCTCCTTACAGCTCCTTGGCCAGCTGGTTCAACTCCGCCCTGGCCTGCACAATCCGCCTCTTGATGGATTCCTTTGTATTGTACTGTTCGGTGTTGCAATACATAGGCGGATATCCGTTCTTGTTCTCAAAAGTCTCATATTCCTTGATGCTGTCCACCAGGGTGTTTACCATACTCTGTACCATAACGATTCTATTTATTTTCTTCATGTTACCCATTCCTTTCTTTAACCCGTAGTCTCTTTTGTTCCCATGCCGTGTCCAGCTCAATGCAGAATCTGAAATCTCACCTTGTCCCATTCAGCCGCCAGATTGCCGGACTTAACATCCCCATAGTCACCTAACCGCTTGAATGTATATCTGCCCCGGTATGCTTTTCCATCTGCCGCGCAGTGTTCAGGTACCTGCCGGCCGCAATGAAGCATAGTCTGTATATCCATAGTCGCATACGAACCAACAAGGCGCCCGTAGTCATATACGTTATAATATATCTGCCTCAAAAACATCCCCCTCTCAATACATCAACATAATGCCCTTATCCGTGAGCTGCTGCACAATCAATTTAATCACTTCTGGTTCGTACTTACCCGGATTCTCCTCAAATTCCCTTATCACATATAACAGGTCAGCTATTCCATAGCCCTTGACCACCTCAAGTTTTTCTTCCACGGTCAGTTCCGATTCCTTCGATACCTTATACGCTCTCACATTATCCCCTCCATTTCCCCAACTCCGCTCTTCAAGCTCTGTCAGCAGGGCCAGAATAATCTTCTTGCACATTCGGCAGTCATATTCACACATAACCTCTTTGGCATCCTTTACCACCGCGTCCCATTTGTCTGATTCCCTTGGTAACATCTCATCCTTCCACTTATTCCAGAACCAGTTATAACTCTTCCAGAAAATTCCCTTCACCTTCTCGTTATCCATGCATCCTCCTTAACTAAACGGTAGCTCCTCGCCTAAAGGTACAGACTCAAACATCCCGGTATCATTTCCAAATAGTTTCGCCATTTCTTCCTTCCATGGGTATATCTTATTCTCCCCCGGGCTGTTCCTAAGGCGCTTTGTGCAGGCCTCAAAGAATAGCGGGATAAACTCATCCTGTACGCCGCCATCGCGGTCCTTGCATATTTCAATCACATTGGTGGACTGATACAGTAGGTTGTCATCCTTCCACTTGAACATGTCTTTTGTCAATCGCTTGAAGTCATTATTGACCCTGTGCAGAATAAAAGCATTATCCACACGGTTCACGATATCATTACTGCCGGACACATCGTCCAGCCGAAGGAACCCAACAGACTTCCTGGGATGCGCCACAAACAGGATGTGGACATTTGCTGCCTTTGCAAAATTCTCCAGACATTCCACAAAATGGCTCTGCTGCTGGTACTTGTCGCTGCCCATCTCCATCAGGTTCAGCGCCATCATGTTATCCAGAATTATAAGGTCAACTTTATGCTCCACAACACACTTGCGTATCTGCTCCATGATGGAACTGAACTCGTTGCCGTAATAGTTGTTATAGACGTACACTTTTTCATCCAGCCATTTGGATATAACCTCGTCATAAGGTTCCGGTACCACGTAATAGTTATCATACTGTGTTTCCTTCACATACATCTTCCCGGCAGCCTGCAGAAGGAGCCATTTCAGCAAGTTCTTAGGCTTAAGCTCCCCGCTGAATAGTGCCGTCCGGTATCCCTGCTGGGAAGCCTCAACCGTTATCTGAGAGATGATGCTGGACTTCCCCGCAGCCCTCAGTCCGCTCAGACAGGTGACAAACCCTTTCTTAAGCCCGCGCATCTTCTGATCTATCACATCGACCCCGGTCTTAATGAATTCCTCCGGCGGCTCCTCCATAAGTCGGATCTGTTCCGTGGTAAAGAATACCGGCTGGCCATCAACCATTTTGATTTCCGTCTTCTTCTCAACCACATAATTGGGGTTCTGGTAGTTTGGCCGCCTCTCCTCCCTCACATACTGCCGGTCATAGGCGTCCGGTTCAAACATCCTGCGGACATCCTGCCAGGTCCTGTCTGCGCAGGAGTTGTGGAAACAGTGGAACCCAATGGCGCCGTTAGACATCTTGAATATACAGGCATCCTTCCCTGTATGGTTTTCATCAAAGGGGCAATGCTCCAGTATGTACTTGGTTCCGCTGCCATAACTGGCTTTGGTGTAATGCAGGCCATGCTCATCCAGCCACTGGTCCAGGTCAAACTCCCTGGGATTAAACCGGTTGTAGCCCTGCGGCTTGTCCGGGACCGGCAGGTAGCCTGCCAGTTTCTGCAGCAGTGCCTTGTCATTCTGTTTTGGATTCTCCAGCGCCTGCACGATATAACTCATCCTGTGCGGCCGTTCCGGTGTATTGGCCCCTTTCTGCGCCAGAGTACCATACAGCTTGCACACCCTGGCCGGATTGAAGTTGGCCGTGTCAATGTCAACCTTGTCGTCAGAAAAGAATAGGGACAGTACCGCCAGGCAGTCCTTTACCAGCTGCTTGTTCTCGTCATTCATGGCCAGGCCAATGCTGTACAGGAGGTGTGCCCCATTCCCGCTAAAGGCCACTATCGGGTCATCAAATCCTGTCCGTTTCATAAAGGCATAGACCTCATTACATTTTTCTTTCGCATAGCCAATCTGCTCCTCGCTGGATGACGTGCCGGCTGCGCGGACCGGATCCATGTCCACCATCAGCCAATCAAAACAATAGATATCTGAATCAGATGTGTTAGGTTTTGCATTGCGCACAAAACAATTTCTCTGCTGCCTGGAATGGCATTCATCCTTAATTCCGTTCAGCGTGATATACACATTGCTGTTTCCATCCATACGGATTCCCCGCATTGCATTAATACAGGTATCCGCATCTCGGAAATAACCGCTTGCATTCCCGCCTCCTGCGGCAATGACCCGGATTTCAAAAAGGCTGTTTTGGGGTTTCATGATGGAGATGGCTTTCCGGATTTCATTCTCATCAAATTTCATTGCAGGATCCTCCCGTCTTTGGTCTTTGTCAATGTTCTGTTTTCCTCGATGAAATGGCCAGTCCCACCATTATCCTGCGTTCTGGAAAGCCAGCCATTGATAAAGCGGTTGATTCCCCGTGCAGTTTTCTGCTTTTTAGGATTACTGTCCAGCCATGTCAGCATCTTCCGCAGCTCATGCTCCACATCCACAGCCGGAAATGCTTTTGACCAATTATTAATCCTATCCCATGGTACACTGTAAAAAGTGCCATCAACAAGAGGAAGAAAAATATCGCTACAGTCTGGAGCGGGCTTGCCCGGCTCCGGACATATATATTTTTTTATACTTTCCTTACCTATCCTATCCTTACCTATCCTATCCTGCGTCAACCAGGTAGACATTTGGTTGTCATTTGTGTAACCAGCGGTATCCATTTGGTTGTCATCTGGTATACCAACGGTATCCATATGCGTGTCAAGTGGTTTACCATTGGTTGACAGACTGGCAACCGCTTTATCTTTATTAAGGGTATACGCACCATTTTCTTTCAGGTACAGCTTCGACTTTTCCTCCGTGTACTGCGTTTCCTTGTACCGGTCGGCCCGGAGGTAATTATGTATCCTCCAATGCTTGATGACACATATCCCATCATCAAACTGAAGGACAAGCCGATCCTCGACCAGCCGGTCATAGTCAGCCTGGGACGCCCCTACGATTTTCATAATCTTTCTGGCATTATTAAGGAACCCATCATCATCCGCGCGCATGGCCAGGTGGAAATACAAAGCCTGCGTTGAGAGAGGCATGTCCAAAAAAGAATCACTGTCTATAATTTTCTTTGAAAACATCCTGCGTTCTGCCAACTCATAACCCCCTTGTCTTTTTAAACAGCCAGTCACAGTCTGACGGAACATCTGCAAATACATTTTCACACCCATCTATCCAGCGTGCCAGATGATGATCCCCGTCATATTTCCCGCATACCCTGCATTCATAGCTCCCCGGTTCATTCATGAAGAAATACCTTCCACAGGAAGCGCATTGGCAGAGGACGGATTCTACCTTGGAATAATCTTCTCCATTCTCAAATACGCGGAATCCTCCATCAGGGCCTCCCAGAACAATCAGCCTTTTCAACTTCCCGGACAGCTCCTTACAATTCGTATACCCTCTGCCAGCCCGTCCAAGATCAACAATGAAATACGCATCCTGATCAGGAAGATAAAAGTCTGCCACCATGTCCAGTTCACCACATCTTCCACTTTCCGGACAATATATCCATGCCATATCTATATATTCAAAGAGCTTCGCCCATTGATAACAGGCCTTGTAATACATTCCGAATGTCTGCATCTGCAATATCTCTTCTATTTTCTTTATTATCATCAATAGCCTCCTTTCTGGGCGGAGGATGGTAAAAAGCTCCGCCCTGTGAGTCCAACACCTCATGCATTCATACCGTGACATATTATAAGCATGTGTTGGGTTTGAATTAACCAATTGCTGTATGTAAAGGCTTGCGCCGTTACACCAACGAAAACGCACATACGTTCGCTTTCACATATAGATTATAATTGTAATTTTTCAAATTGTTAACCTATTCTGAAACTTTTCTAATTTAATGTAAAATCTCATCCTTTTTACCATCTTATTTCTACATTTTCCTATACTGACCACTATACCGTGATATACTATAAAAACGGACCCCATAGTTCTTTGAACGAAAGGGGTGAGGAACATGAGTACATATGAAGCGCTATCTCTAATGCTTTTGTTTGGTCAATTAATTATTCTCATGAATAAGCGTTGAATCCCTCACTCGTTTCGTCACTCAGTCAATCAACCTATGGGGTCCCTTTATTTCTATCGGACCGGACTTATTTCCACTTGCAAGCTTCCGCATTCAGGGCAGTACATAATCTTTCCAACCATTTCATATCGTCCGGAATAAAGGTTATTTCAATCCACATTATGAACCCATATATCGTTCATAATGACACGGCAGCATTGCTGCCTTTTATCCGATGCCGGATAGTCTTGCCTCATGTCAGTGGGGGATATATGCCCGCCACTGCCACTATGCTTGTTTTTGGCGATTCCTCCCTCCACCTGTAGAGGTGGGGGAATCCTCGTTTATTTTGTTGAAGTCATCCAGGACAACCAACCTTTCACTATATCCATCCGAATTATAGGTAACGGCCCTCATGTCGGCCCCACAAAATTTACACCTCATTCTGCCGCCCTCGAATCCGGCCCCTTTACAAACACCACAGGCGCCCAATGGTCCGTCTTATACTGCACCGCACGCTGTACCTTTGGCAGGGTAAGCCCGGCCCCATCTAAAAGATACCGCAGGGGATGTGCCGGCTCCCGGTGGGCCACTCCCTCATGCAACAGCTCCGTCATCAGGTCAAAAGCTTCCGCATTCCAGCCACTCCAGAACACCACATGTTCACAGACATCCGAACAGGACAGCAGTTCTCCTTTGTAGTCATAGCCCTTCTCCTCAAACAGCCACTGCAGTTCCGCATAGCTGGCCGATTCATTCTTGTTTATATAGTCCACCACAATTTTCTTTATCTCTTCTTTATTCGTGTTGTTCTCCCTTCTGTTGCGATATCGCAACTTTCGCCCTTATTTTATCCAGCAGCTCCATGTGTTTCTCCCGCCTACGTTCCTCTATCTCCATGGACTCAGCCATACTGAGTGCTGCCCTTTCGGTACTGCTGGTCCACGTCCTGTTAAAGCTATCAATGCCGCCTTCATAGATTCCCACTCCCGGAAGAAATGGGCGCAGCTGCTTGGCGGCTCTGGGTTTCCGTAATTCCCGCAATGCTTTCGCATGTGTCTGCCTTACTGCCTCTGCAGTGACTCCATATGTTTTTCCGATTTCAGCCAGGGTCATGTCCTGCTGATACCGTTTCCGTATCACCTCCGGCTGCCGGTCCGGGAGAGCATCCACACATCCCCACAATGTATCCTTAAGCTGCCCGTCCTGGATTTGTTCTACAACCTCTCCCTCTACATCCGTATCATCTCCAGTCAATTCTCCCACGGTGGCATCCTCACTGCTTTCTATCCCCATAACTGGAGCATCCAGGCTGCCCAGGTGAATCGCCCGGGCATTCTCCTTGATTTCCCATACCTGCTCCAAAATAAGGTCCAGCCCTGCTGCAATCTCAGTATCCGTGGGTTTCCTGCCATGCTCCATCTTGAACGATTGACAAAACCGGTTGTACCTCTGTATCTTCTCCTGGCAATGGACCGGCAGACGCAGGCAGCTCCCATTCACCTGCAGGTAACGCTGCATCCCCTGCCGGATGTAATACGCTGCATAAGTCAGGAATTTAAACCCCTGGCCAGGGTCATACTTTTCAATGGCTGCATGGAGAGCCAGGTATCCTTCCTGCTCCAGGTCCTCCACCTCTCCGCTGTTACGGTACTTCATGGCCACAGAATGAATGTAGTCCCTTACCTGCAGATAAAGCTGTTCCATGTTCTTCTGTACATCCTCTCCGGCCTTAATCTGTGCTACAAGCTGCTCGTTTGTCATGGCAGTCACCCACCCTTCCATTTTTAGCAACCAATATGCTTATGTAGATTCGCCGCAGGAATTTAAGGTCATCAACATCCTTTAATGCGCTCATAATGCTTTTCCTGCATTCCCGGGCAACTCCTCTTTTATCTTCTGCTGCCCTATGGCCGGATTGCACCGGTGCAACTTCATCTACGTCGCCCGGGGTCATCTGCAGCAGCTCTCTAAGCTCCTGTAACTCTTCCATGGCTTTGTCGTAGCTTTCTAGCATCCGGTTGTGCTGCTCCACTGATATACATATCATTCTCTGCATGCCGCTGTCTCCTTCCTGCCCTCTGCAAGGCCTGCATAATATGCCCGGTTGGCCAAACTTACAATCGCCTCTGCCATCTCACGGTCTGTATCATCATGTTCCCCTATGGTCTTAAGCCACCTGTCAACGAATTCTCCTTTATTGATTGGAAATGTCATAACGTCACCTCTCCCCTTCTTCTCTTACGTTCATCCTTGATACCTTGAATACGCCCCAGATTGTAAACCGACGAACAAATGAAAAGGATATTCTCGCATCCGTACTCTTGAATCCAATGTTGAAATATCCTTGCCTCGTCCGTTCCGGTCAGCCCTACTACCGGCTGATATTGAGAGATTATCAATTCCTCTTGTATGTTCATACCGCCACTCCCATCCTTTCCTGCTTCACCTGAATCACTACATCAATAATATAGATACAACGGTCTCGTATCTCTTTCGGTATACCCTGTAATTCCAGTTCCGTTGCTTCATCTTCCTTAAATTCCAATAACTCAGCCACATCCATCTTATACAGTTCCGTTACCAATTCTCGGACTAAATCTTCATGCAGCATCATTAATCCTCTTCCCTTTCCGGCTCAGAGGTGCTATACTTATAAGTGGTTGAACTTTGGTATAGCGCCTCCAGGCCTATGCTTGTCCTTAACTAATTGGCGTTAGTTAGGGACTTTTTTTATTGTGCGTCTCACGCCGGCGCCGCGGCTCACCAATCTCAGCTCCGTCTTTGTTTCTTCCAACACCAGCCAGTTGTTTACCACCAGGCCTGCCTTACTCATCAGCGCCTTCTGGTTCCGGGTCGGCTTCTTTGCCCTGCTTCTCCCCATCCGTTCACACCGCCTTTTTCATCCTGTCATGAAGCTCATCCTTTGGACCGGACTCATTACAGTAAACATGCAAATCTCCCAAAACGTTCTCCCACTGTAGGAGCAGGAAGGTCAAGTCCCAGTTCTGATAGTCCCACAGGAGAGCGGCAACATCCTGGGCGTCCCCTATGGGCCTGTCTGCCGGCAGGCGCCTTAATCGGTCCATGGTATAGTAGTAATCCTTTGTCCCCCACTTCTCTCCGTCATATTCCTTCTTGACCGGGAACATCCTCAGCAGCTCCAAAGGTGTCAGCCTGCCGATGGTCTCCATGACCTGCTTTAACTCCTGGTACCTGTTCTCTATCTCCAGGCAGGACTTATGGGCTTTTGTGTGGTTGAACTCTGCATGATTCTCTTTTCCATAGGCCTTGACTGCCAGGAATATGTATTGTGCCAGGTCAACTCCCTGCAGTCTTCCTATGCAGCGTGTACCGCCATGGATATCCGTAAAGCGTCTCAGAGCCTTAGTATATTTCCCATTGCTCTCTACATGCGGCACAATTCCTGCCGTATTCCAGCTCTTCCAGGATTCCTTGATGAATGGTACCAGTATCTGGAGCGGACCGGGGAACATCCTTAACATCTGGATTACAAAGGCAGTCCTCCTATTCAGTTTACGCATCCTGCCCAGGAGCTTCCGGTTCTCTAACTCCGCTTTAAACAGCTCCGTGACGTCCTGCTCGTCGTCCTCTCCTACCTTATATACAAAGCTGTCCATAAGGTCATCCTTAAGGTCTTTACTGCTTATCTTCCGTAAAGAATAGAGCATGTTGTTGACAGATATGGTCCAGTCACGGCATCCCTTGATGATTTCATACATTTCATTCAGATATTCAGGCTGCAGGTACGCCTCTAATATCCCGCGGCAGGCCTCCATACCATCGGCATCTACCTGTAATTTCCATGGGGATGGCTGAATTCGCAGGACATGTACCTTATCCACCAGGCCTGCTGCTTCAATCCGGTCACAGCATGGCTTTGCATATAGCTCCATCCCGGCCTTGGCCATCAGTTTCTGTATGTCAAACAGCATGTCCGGAACATAGGTCCCATCCTTAATATGGCTCAATACCACTTCTTTGGTTTCTTTCTCCATTGTCGTTTCATCCTCCTATAACATCCTTACTAACTGGTCCACCTGCCAGCATTTGCACATATATGCCACCGTCATCAGTAGTAGTAGTACGATGATCAGCGCCCAGTCCAACCGGCCGGGTTCCCTGTTTCTGTTCATTCCTGTTTCTCTCCTTCCTCTGGACGCTCCAGTTTCTCTCCGATTATCTTTTCTATTTTTGCCGGGTATATCCGAAACTCCCACATGGTCTTACCAGTTTTCTCCGGTGGGATTGCCAATCCCAGGTCCAAGATACCCCTGCGCATGTAATTCCGAATCTTTGCCGGTTTCATTCCCAGGACAGGGGCCGCTTCCTCAGGACTTAGCCATAGTCTTGTCACAGTATCACTCTCCTTCCATTACTTTATATTCCGATACACTCTTTCACAGCGGATTCACGTTCTTACCGCTTACAGCCGGATGGCTGCTGTGGATGGATGAAATTGTCAATGTGCGGCACTTATCATTCTTCAAACAATTCCATCTGGGCATTTACGTCCCGGATTTCTTCCTCTAACACCATAGGTAGCTTATAATCCTTAATAATCTGGATAGCAAGGTCACACTGGCTTCTCTTGATTGCCTTATATGTCTTGACATCAAATTCCCGGCGGAGCTGTCCTTCAACATCGCGGTAAACCCGGCTACGCAGTCCATTATCCTTATAGGCCGGAGCATCCTTTCCTCCCAGGAGGGGAACCACTTTCTGGTTCTTTGCCCATGTAATCTTCTGACACTCTAGAGCTAATAGTGGCATGTCCCGCTTAAATTCCTGAAGGTCATTGTTCACGGCATCCACTTTCTCGTCAACCTCCAGAATAGCTTGATTTTGAAGCTTCAGTTGTTCAAGAGCGGAAAGCTTCTTATATGATGATTGCGGGTTAAAATACGCTTCTTCCAGGTTGTCGAACTGCTCCCATGCTTTCTCTGTGTCCAGAATCTTACAGTGTCGGCTTGCACCGCGGTGAGTCCAGAGGTAAAGTAATGGTGCATTCTTAGCAACTAACTGACTATCAGTCAGGTAGTCTTTAAATCCCTTCAGCTCCTGCCCCTTCAACAGAAAATAATGAGTTCCTTCCTTGAATCGCTCCTGATTCCTTCCAAAATTAGCTTGTACATTATTGGCATCTGTTTCGTATACCTCCGCCAGCTGCGCTGTGGTAATAACCTTCTGGCCCCTCCACTGAATCTCAACCACATCGTGGTTTCCTACTTTTACAATTTCATTCATCCTCTTTCTCCCTTCGTTTTCGTATCGCGTGGAGCAGTAATAAATACACATCCATCTGAATCAAACTCCAACTCCGCATACTTTTGAGTAGCTGGGTTGTAGAAGGTCATACTAATGTACTGATCACCTTCTTCAAGATAACCTCCATCAATTTCACATACACACCAGTTTTTGAGGCTTTTAATTTTCTCTTTGTCATATCCAATTTCATCTAAACATACTGCTGCTTTATCTGCCGTGTCCCCACCCATACTGCAAAGTTTTGCGCAATCTTTTGCAATTTTCATGACTCCAACTTCAAACACAGCGTTTTCAAAACTTTCACTCTCCTCTGCCATTACCCTAATATCTTCCGCCACTGATTTCCCATCACTTAATACATCACTTCCTAAATCCGTTAATAACTGCTTTGCAATAATCTTTGAATCCTTCATTCTCTTTCTCCTTCCTATTTCATAAAATCATCAAGCCTCATCTGTTCGTACTCTGGGATCTGTATGAACTGCTTTGGTAGAACCAGCCCACTCTGCCTGAATAGTGAATCAAGCACCTCTGCTGTTTCATAAGGTTTCGCTTTTTCATCCTTCATTGTGTTTCGGATGAGGTTCCCTAAACTGGACAGGCCCTTGAGCACAGCGGTATCAAGCTGGCCTGATGAATAACTCTGTCCTTCCAGTTCGTAAAACCGTTTCACATATTTAGCTGTAAAAACAATTCCGTTTTCACCCGTAGATTTATTGGCCAGAAAGTCACAGCCCATGCGGGTTACCTCGTAGCAAGGCATTTCTTTATTCTGCTCTGTTAAATATGTAGATTTAATGAAATAATCGGAGACCACCAAATGGTTGTCACCTAATATCTCTATGTAACCACGCTCATGCTGACCATCTTTTCCAGTTCTGCCATCAAGTTTTCTTAAAAGTTTCCAGTGCTCTGTCTCCATCATCTCCGCCACCTCCAAGGTGGTAATTGTTGCTTTACGCAAGTTATTCATCCTATTTCTCCTTTGCTTCAGTTTCCGAAAAAGTAAGCGCCCACAAACTCTGCGGCTTTTTCAGTTTGATCTTTCAATTCTTTTTCCTTATGCTCATAGACTAGTTTTTTTATCTCTTCAACAACATTATTCATTGACATGTTAAACAGTTCCGTTTTTTCTAACCTTTTATCGACAAATATACTATGTAATTTTTTCTCATTCTCTCTGTAGTTTGTATGTAAGCCGCTTACTACCACATTTCCAATAGACACACCCGCATATCTAGCTTGTGATTTCAAACTCTTAATTCGCTTATATACATTCTTTGATGATCCAATTTTTACCCGTTCTCCAAATGCGGCTGCATAAATACGCCCCGTATAAGCATCCCCTTCACGCGGTAGAGACTCAAACTCTTCAACACTGTAGATGTCTAATTCCATAAATTTCTGCTTCCCTGCTACCTTAATCTCATTCATATTATGTGTCCTTCTTCTGCTTCGTTGTCATCCTCTATGCCGCTAAATACGCAATCCTCTGGAACTGTTGAATCTGCACTTTACATGCCTTATAGATATCTTTGTAATGCATTTCCTGTCTAATGCTCTCTTTAATAACCTCACCAATGATATGTTCTATCAATATAAGGTTATTAAGCTGGCTTGTTGTCAGCGCATCCCTGGAATCCGCCTGGATGCCTACGGCTTTGTTCGCAAGCTGTGAAAAACTTATGTAATACTTATCTGCATTTCTGCTTCCTTGGGCCTTTGCATATTCCACCAGCATCTTGATTTCGTCAGTTTCCATACGTCGGTTCTTCTTACTCTCCAAACATGTCGCCTGCCAGAGAGTGGACTGACGTTCCATAAGTAGGCGGCGCATTTCGTAGAACTGGCGGACGAGTTCCACTTTGAACTCAACCACTATGTCATTGTTATCCAGGAAAGTAACCAGCAATGTTGCCTGTGGTTCGTTGAGCTGATAAATCCTTGTTGGCCTTCCACCTTTGGGGTTTCCCGATTTCAAATCGGTAAACCTAATATTTCCAAATTTCTTTAAACTCTTCTGGTGCGTTTTAATCAAGGATACTACTGACTCGTGTTGATTACCTGTTCCCTCTGCTATAACCATGCTGTCTGTAAAAACATCATTGCCGATGAATTTTACTAATGTGTTCACTGTCCCTCCTTTGTTAGGTTTCTATTTTGAAACTTTTTGAGCAAAAAAATATACTGGTATCTCCTGCGTATCAATATCAAGCAATTCGCACCATTTCATAATTTCTTCTTGCGACAGTCTTATATCATTGTTTAACTTAAGCGACATTGACCTGTCTGATAACTGATTTTCCATGGCAAATCTACGTTGTGTCCCGTATTTTTCTACTATACGTCCTCTCAACTTGCTATAGTCAAAAACTACCTTGCGCACTCTTTTCCCCTCCTTTCCCAACTAGTTTCTTTTTTGAAACTATCGTCATTATATCTTGTGGTTTTCATCTTGTCAATATGAGATTTTCATTTTTTAAACTTTTTCATTCATGAGCCTTGATTTTTAGTTTCTATTTTGATATTATATATCAAGGAGGGATTAAAAATGAATAACCTAGTAAGTAATTTTAAAGACCGACTTAATCAAGCATTATCCATACGAAACATTAAACCTGTAGAGCTATCCGAAATTACTTCCATATCTAAATCTACGATTAGTCACTACATGTCCGGTTATACAAAACCTAAATCTGATAAATTATATGTATTGGCAAAGGCCTTAGATGTTACAGAAACATGGCTTATGGGTTATGACGAACCTATGGAACGTAGTTCTATAATCATAGGCCACGAATTACAGCACCTTTTATTTCAAATAAGTATGGAATTAAGAATACCTTATGACGATCTTTTGCATGTTTTTCTTTCTCAAAATAAAATAGCCGCCACTGGCATACAACTTAATAAGGAAAATCTACTAGATTTTTTTATAGATCATTATAACATCTCAAAAGAAAAGTACGATACTATGCAAAAGCAAGACGATAATGAAGATGATATTCCCGAAGAGATAAAAATCATTAGTAGAGCCGCCAAAAATATGACACCCGAAAAAAGACAGAAACTATTAAATATGGCAAAGGTAATGTTTGAGGAGGATTTTCCTGAGGATGTATAGACTTCCCAATTACAAGCGTGCAACAAATGCTGCCTATGAGGTTTTGCAAAAACAAGCAAATATATCTTTACCTATAGATATTGAGTTCGTTGCAAAACAGTATCCTAATATTCGCTTAAAAAAATATAGTGAGGTAGCTAGAAAATTCGGATTAACTATGGCTGAATATTTAGAAATAGCTCCCAGTGAGTTTGGATTTGTAAAGAAAAAAGGTATTAATGCCATTATTTTATATAATGATACAAAAGGAGTTGAGACCAATCGTTTTACCATAAGTCATGAATTGGGACATTGTGTATTAGGGCACGGAAAAGATAATGACGTGGCACGTAAAGAAGCTGATTGTTTTGCAAGGAATTTGTTGTGCCCGATTGTGGTTATTAAAGAATTGGGTATAGAAAATAATGTGAGCAAGTACATGGAAACCTTTTATATCAGCGAACCCATGGCCTCTACAAGCATACATTTTATTGATTCAGACCTTTATTACATTACCAATACAAATTATTCTGTTGTATCCGACATGTTTTTCACCTATATGACAGGTTACACCTTAGCGGAACTTTACGGCTATAATTATGCGTACTAAAAGAACACATAATTACACCGTCAATTAGATTAATCAGCCTATGGCTTTTTAATAAAAATGGCACAGCCAAAACTAAGGAGGGTTTGTTTATGAGAAAAACAAAATTATTTATCACCACGCTTGCAATGTCCATGGTTCTGAGCAGCACTGCCCTGGCCGGGACCTGGATGCAGGACTCTGCGGGTTGGTATTATCAAAACGACGATGGAAGTTTTCCTACTAACCAATGGTTTCAAGATTTTGACGGAAAATGGTACTATCTAAATGAGTCCGGTTATATGCTTGTAGATGGAACCGCTCCAGATGGACGGGCTGTAGGTGCTGACGGTGCGTGGATACAGCAAGTAACAGGTGATGTGAACACGGTACTTCGCGAAATCAACAATTGGGTTATAGGCGACATTTGGAATCATGGATATTGCGACTTCTATCATTATGAATACGATGGAAAAGATAGTATCGGCCAGCCAATTGATATTGATTATGCACTCCAATTGTTCAAAGACTCCTATAAGAAAAAAGCTGGATATGATGCCTATATCAATTCTCTGTCAGATGATTATGCAGCGTTAAAAACCGCCTGGAATAAGCTAAGTGGGGAATCTGACAAATTGTATAGGCACTTTGAATCTGGAGTACAACAGACTGGCACTGATACAGATACAGCAATTTTTGTTCAATATAGAGACGCTTTCTCAAAATGTGTAATGGAGAAAAGATAACTATAACAAAAAGCCACTCCTGTTGGCGCAGGAACGGCTTTTCACATAGATTTTCTCTTGCTGGCCGAATCCAGGAAGATATAATCCACTAACACACTTGAATTATATCATTCCTGGGACGTCCTGGCAAGAGGGCGTATTTTTGTACCCAAAATTTGTTGCGATGTCGCAACGGGAAGGAATAATATTATGCCAAAACGCAAGAAACATCCCCGTCTCCCCAATGGCTACGGCTCCATCCGATACCTTGGCAAGAGCCGGAAGAACCCTTACGCAGTCCACCCGCCGGCGGACATTGATGGGAACCGTCCCCCGGCCCTCTGCTACGTGGATGACTGGATGAAGGGATTCATTATCCTCACGTCCTACAAGGCCGGTACCTATACCCCCGGCATGGAGGCCGCCCTGGAGCTGCCCGATAACCCTGGTGCTCTTGATTCCCTGATAGAAAAAATCATGGCTGATTACAACCGTGTCAAAGGAGTAGAGCCGGACGAACCCGAAAAGACCTTCTCAGAGGTCTACAAGGCCTTCTACACGGATAAATTCTCCGAAGGCAATAAATACTCTAATGCAACCAAATATTCAATCAAGGCCGCATATAAAAACTGTGCGTCCCTCTATGATAAAATATTTAGCTCCCTCCGCGCAAAAGACCTGCAGGATAACCTGGATGCGTGTAATCTAAAATATGCCAGCCTGGAACTTATCAGGAACCTGTACAGGCAAATGTATAAGTACGCTGACAGTCAAGGATGGTGTGATAAGGATTATAGCCAGTATGTCAAAATCAAACGGGATGACGATGATGAACATGGTGTGCCATTTTCAGATGCAGACCTGAAAATCCTGTGGGATAACAAAACAAATGAAACCGCTGAGATGCTTCTCATAATGTGCTATTCCGGATGGCGTATATCAGAATACATTGGCCTCGAAGTGAATTTACAGAAAAAGTATTTTATGGGTGGAATAAAAACGGAAGCTGGTAAAGGACGTATCGTACCAATTCATTCCGGTATTCTCCCTTTGGTTGAACGCCGGATAAGCAAGTATGGGAAGCTCCTTCCGTGCAGCGACAAAGATTTCAGAAAACAAATGGATGAGCTACTAAACCGGCTTGGAATTCCAGGTGACCCCAAACATACACCACATGACTGCCGGCATACATTTTCTATGTTGTGCGAAAAGTATGAGGTAAAAGAAAACGACCGTAAACGGATGATGGGACACTCATTCAAGGCCGACATTACCAACAAGGTTTACGGTCACCGTGACATAGAGGATCTGCGAAAAGAGCTAGAAAAGATAATCATTGATTTGTGACTTTATTGTGACCAATAAACCCTAATAACATGGTAGAAAGCGGTAGGAACCGGAAGTTACAAAAACGGCGCAAACCCGCATAAAACCTACCATTTTCGTCCCATTTCTTATGCAAATCATACCATTCTAAATACAGCCTGATATTAAAGTATCGTTAATATTCCTCCCATCCCGTTGACATTATCCATTTATCCTCATATAATTCCAGCAGGACAGGATATTTCCATATATAAAACATCAGAAGGGAAATGACATACATATGGACGCCACCGTCAACGACGATGACCAAATTTTTACCCAAAAACCACGCTTCATATGTTTAAAAGAAAAGGCATGACCCGCATTCACACACATGGATGCGGGCAATGCCTTTTTCTTTTGAAATAATACTGCCAAACAGATAAAAGAGGAGGAATCATTGTGAGTATTCATTCGTTTTTCAGTCTATTAGGAGGGCTGGCATTATTTTTGTACGGCATGCAGATGATGAGCACCAATCTGGAAGCCGCAGCCGGAAGCCGCATGAAGCAGATTCTGGAGCGGCTGACTGCCAACCGGTTTTTAGGCGTGTTCGTGGGAGCCGGAATCACTGCTATCATCCAGTCCTCATCCGCCACAACCGTCATGGTGGTGGGCTTCGTCAACTCCCAGCTCATGACACTCAAACAGGCTGTCTGGATCATCATGGGCGCCAATATCGGAACCACCGTGACCGGCCAGCTCATAGCCCTGGACATCGGGGCCATCGCGCCGTTGATTGCATTTGCAGGTGTTGCCCTGATTCTTTTTGTCAAACAGAAAAAGGTCCAGTTTGCCGGTGGTATTATTGCAGGTCTGGGTATCCTCTTTCTCGGCATGGGAATGATGAGCGCCGCAATGATACCCCTGCGCGATTCCCAGCATTTTGTCAATTTGATGACAAAGTTTTCCAATCCCTTTCTGGGTATTCTGGCCGGAGCAGCTTTTACTGCTATCATACAGTCCTCTTCTGCATCTGTTGGTATCCTTCAGGCTTTGGCTGTAAGCGGATTAATCGGACTGGACAGCGCTGTCTTTGTCCTGTTCGGCCAGAATATCGGCACCTGCATCACGGCAGTCCTGGCCTCTATCGGGGCAAACCGCGACGCGAAACGGACCACCCTGATTCACCTGATATTCAATGTCATTGGCACAACTGTGTTTACCCTGATCTGCCTGGTGTCCCCCTTTACACAGTGGATGGCCTCGTTCACACCGGACAATCCCGCGGCGCAGATTGCCAATGTACATACACTGTTTAACATTATCACAACCCTGCTTCTGCTGCCTTTCGGCACACAGCTTGCGCGGATATCCGAAAAGCTTCTGCCTGATAAGCCGCAAAAAACAACGGATGAGGAGCGCTGGTTTGAGGATTTGCTGGCCTCCGAACATGTACTTGGCGTATCAGTCATAGCAAGGAAGCAGCTGAATGAGGACATCAGCCGGATGCTTGCTCTGGCGGCCTCCAATGTTGAAACCAGTTTTCTGGCTTTTGAGCACAGGGATGAATACGAACTGGAGCAGATTCAAAAACGTGAGGAAGAGATTGATCTTTACAATGCCCAGTTATCCAGAAGGATTTCCAGGGTCCTTGCAGTGGAAAATTCCCCGTCTGAAGTAAATGCGCTTAACCGCATGTTCTCCATCATCGGAAATGTGGAGCGCATCGGCGACCATGCAACAAATATTGCCGGCTATGCCCGGACCATGATGGAGCGCAGGCTGGAGCTTTCATCCCAGGCATCTGTTGAACTGGCCGATATGAGGACCTCCTGCATGCGCGCCGTACACCTGATTTGCAGCGCCTGCTGCGTTGATTTCACATTTGCTCCAGAGCAGGAATCTCCAGATAAACGCGGATCTCTGACGGAACATGACGCTCCGGCAGAACATATATCCTTACCGCAGCACGCCTCCCTTCTGGAACAGGCCCTGCTGCTGGAACAAGATATTGACAGCCGGACCGCCCGGTACCGCTCCAACCAGATTGAACGCATGCGAAAGGGGAAATGCCATGTGGAGACTTCCATCCTGTATTCGGAAATCCTGACCGATTATGAGCGCATTGGCGACCATGCGTTCAACATTGCCCAGGCACTTGACAAGCTGGATGAAAATTAA